ACGTACTTCCATCCGACAGCAAGAAACGTCCTTCAGAAACAGCAAATGCCTGTCTCTTGCCTATTTGGGAGATGGTAGTGGAGACAGATGCCTGTACTCCACTATTAGTTGTCCTAAACACAACAGTCTGCTCCCTGTCAAGTCCTTCGTTGGCAACATCGCTTGACACGCTTGCGGTTCCATTTGAACCGGGAGTGATAACGATGTTGCCTTCTCCTTCTTTCCAAGGAATTTGCATGCTCATTATGCGGCAGTCCAAGAAGTGTTAGACGTAACATTGACGGATACAGCAGATCCACTCTGAGGAATAGTAATTTCCGCCGGAGAAACAGACAATGTAGCATCACCGGCAGCCTGTTTGATAGCAATCTGAGTAGCCTGTCCGCCATTGGCCGTCACCTTTAAGGTTCTAACGACCTCTTCGATAGTATCGTTTTTAGGAAACTCCAACTCGATAGAGAAAGGAAATTCCGCAGTAGCTCCCGGGTCACCGGTAATAGTAGCCGCATTGTTAATCTGCGTTCCATTCGCGCTATACTTTGCAGGCAAGGTAACATCTGTTACGCTTCCCGCCCACGCAAACGTCAATTTCGAAGAGTTTGTTTTACCCTCGACGGTCACTGTTCCTGCTGTTTTAGGAGCAGACATCTCAGAACCATTATCAAAGGAAGCAAACTCAGACTTCGGTGACTGAGTTACCTTATAGGTCGAAGGAGTGGATACACCGACACCGGTCACCGTTACTGTTCCTGTACGAGCAGTACGCCCAGTGTGAGCGTCTGCGCTATTTGCAATTGTCCCGTTACCTGATCCGGTAGACGGATTTAATTTTAACCAACTAGGTTTTGCCATAATACAAAATTTAAATAAAACAAATCAATTAACTATATCATTCTTCCTGCACAGCATGCCATACCACATTGGACAACACATCGACGTTATCCTCAAAGTTGTTCGAAGGCATCAGCCATATGTAATCAGGGTCAACTTTTAGATAAGCCTGTTTACCAACATCACAGACAACCCCTATCGACACCTTCATGCCCGTTGCCGAAGCGGAAACCTTCATCTCATCAGCTTTGGCCGAGACATTTCCAATGCCGTTGACAGCCTCGATATGTACAGATATGCATCCCATTTTACACTGTCTTTATACCGGTATTCATCTTATCTACCTCTACTCTTGTTCCGCCTTCATAGTCGGAATCAGGAAGGTAAGCCGTAGTCTCCAGCCAGATTTCCCCCGATCCGATAATCTTAGTGTCAACATAGCAGCTGTAGCTGTTCTCATTAATGCGTACCATCTGAGACTTCTCTATCACCTGTGAGGCGGAGAAGACAAAGAAGCGGCATTGGAAGTCCACATCATCCATCGTCAGTCCTGAAGGGAGGTCGATGGAGATTGCCAACTTGATTATTGTACCTTTTGCTCGCATGCTTCTAATAAGATTTTATTCACCGCCATCTGGACGTATGCCACAAAGCAGGTAGATGTATACTTTTTCACAGATTCCACCTGCTCCGGAGATAATTCTACCTCGCCATTTTTATAGATGTTCTGAGCCAACTCCAGTTCACCCAAGTCTGCCGTTTTTTGATACATCGCATTACCAAGCGCCTTGCTGATATCGACAGTACTCTTATTCCCTTCGATATCTGTTACTTCGATTTCTCTAAAGTCTATTCTCATAAGTATGAATTTTATTTTTCAGTTAAACTAACCTCTGTTTCGTCCCATAATCGCTACAAAAAAGTCCGAATCACCATAATTACCATCCTTATGGAAGGTACGCACATGAAAGCTCCCTGAAGCTATATTTGATAACGAGGCAATTGACCACACCCCATGGACAGCTGTTGCAAAAGGGAAATACTCATTCCCCAGATTATGGTTGATAACATAGTCACCAGCCGCAGAACGACCTACGTAACCGGTAGTGCATCCGTCTCCCCAGGACCTCATGACAAACCCATCGCTACCTCTGATATAGGCCGCCCAAAGCACTCCGGGCGCATTCCAAATATCACCGTCACGCTGATAAAACCTATGATTACCAGCACTGTCGATAGCGTATCCATATTTGCTTCCCGACCCATTGGAAAGCACTTTCAGAGCATCACCGCCTCCGTAAGTCGTCACCCATATACCGTTACCCTCGTCATTACGTACATACATCAACGCCTCGGTTGGATTTATCCGCAGGAACTTGCCTCCGTTTATGTTGAGGTAGATATTGGCATTACTTTGCCCTGAAATAGCTAGCCCTGTACTTGTTATATTCCATTCTCCTATTTTCCCGCTATCAGCCTCAATTGTTCCTTTAAATTTATATTGTTGATTTATCGGATCGAGTTCAAAGACAACTT